TTTTGTCGACAGCTTGCGGTTGACCTACTTAATGATGGCGTCAAGGTTGGGTATATAGCTCTTGAAGAATCTAATAGACGTACAGCTTTAGGGCTTATGTCTGTTGCTACAGGTAAAGCCTTACACATAGGAGAACATGATACTGAAACGCTTAAAGCTGCGTATGATCGGAGCTTGGCTAATTGGGATTTATTTTTGTATGACCATTTTGGGAGTCTTGACCCTGACGTTATATATAGCCGTTGCGAATATATGGCTCTCGGTCTCGAAACGAAAGTCATCTTCCTTGATCATTTATCCATCCTCCTCTCAGGTCTTGACGGAGTACAGGACGAACGTAGATGTATAGATAAGACGATGACCAACTTAAGGTCATTGGTTCAACGTACTGGTATTAGCTTATTCCTAGTAAGTCATTTAAGAAGATCAGGTACTGGCTCAACCTCTGCGGAGGAGGGCGGTAGAGTATCTCTTTCAAGCCTTAGAGGATCACATAGCATAAGCCAAATAAGCGATAACGTATGGACCTTAGAAGCTAACCAACAGGCGGAGGGAGATAGATCCACCGTACTGCGGGTGCTCAAGAACCGCTATACGGGAGACGTGGGAGTAGCTTCAACCCTTACATATAACAAGGATACTTGTGTCTTCGAAGAGGAGACCGAATCGTTCAATCCATCCGAGGATTTCTAATGATCGTATTCGATATAGAAACCAATGGGTTGCTTAAGACGGTTTCCAAGCTTCACTGCCTTGTCACTTACAACACAGAAACAGACAAACTAAAAACATATAACAACCAAGGTACATGTCCCAGCATTGTTGATGGATTACTAACTCTCTCTAATGCTGAACATTTAATTGGTCACAATATTATTGGGTATGACTTACCAGCTATACGTAAAATCTATCCCCATTTCAAACTAAATGGTAAACCTTTCGACACCCTTATTCTCTCCAGATTATTTCATCCAAACTTATTTGCTATAGATGAAAACAGGAAAAATATGGAACCAAAGCTTAAAGGACGTCATAGTCTAGCGGCTTGGGGTTACAGGTTAGGAGAGTATAAAGGAGAGTTTGGTGAGACGACTGACTGGGCTGAGTGGTCACAAGAAATGGAAGACTACTGCCAACAAGACGTAAAAGTAACTATGAAACTATGCGAGCACTTCCGGACTTACCTGACTGGTGCTGGCTAGAGCATCAGGTTGCACAAATACTAACTACCCAAGAGGAACATGGATGGCATTTTGATGAGGCATCTGCATGGGAACTTGAACAAGATCTCAGAGGCGAACTGGAAAGAACTACTGCGGTACTTCGAAACAGGCACCCTTACGTGGCAGACACGGAATTCACTCCTAAAAGAAATAACCAGACTAAGGGTTATGTAGAAGGATGCAAATTCACGAAGTTAAAAGAATTAAATGTTACTTCTAGAGACCATATCGCATGGATTTTGACTACTCACGATGGATGGACATCCAAATTAACAAGCTCGAACGGCAAGCCCGTTATAGACGAGAAGGTTCTAAAGGACCATGGGTCGGATACAGCGATGAAATTTCTACGATGTCTGGAGCTGAAGAAGCTTTTAGGGATTCTTTGCGAAGGCGTGAACGCATGGCTGAAGCTTGTTACGACGTCTAGCCGGATACATCACCACTGTTCAGTAGCTACTAACACTTTTCGCTGTGCCCATAGACGACCAAATATTTCCCAAACTCCGAGCGATCTTAGATTCCGCGCTTTATTCACTGCTGGACCTGATCTTGTTATGTGCGGGGCTGACTTGTCTGGTATTGAGTTACGGATGCTTGCCCATTATCTCGCACGACATGATGGAGGCAGGTATGCCGACATCCTCCTTAATGGAGATATACACCAAGTTAACGCAGATAAAATTGGAATCTCAAGACGCCAAGTAAAGACAGTTACATACTGTTTTTTGTATGGCGGGGGAGACCAAAAACTAGGTTTATCGGTTGACCCCACGTTAAAGCCACATAAAGCAAAGAAAAAAGGACAAGAGATAAGAGCTGCTTATGTAGAAGCTATTGATGGATTAGACAAGCTTCTAAAGGCAGTAGACGTTAGAGCAAGAGAAGGTTTTATTCTTGGTATAGATAAACGACAGATACTTCTAGACAGCCCTCACAAAGCTCTCAACTACCTCTTACAAGGCTCGGCTGGAATCGTCGCGAAGCGGCAAATGGTTATAGCTAACGAACACCTACCCCCTACAGCACATCAACTTGGATTCATACATGACGAGCTCCAATACGAAGTTCACAAGCATCATTCTGAGGAGTTAGCATTTACATTGGAATTAAGTGCAGCACTGGCAGGGGAATACTATTCACTCCGTTGTCCCATAGCAGCCGAAGCAAAAATCGGTAAGACATGGGCTGACGTCCACTAATTTATGAAATTACTAATAGATTGCGATTACATAGTATATAAATGCTGTGCCGCAACAGAGACCGAACTGGATTTCGGAGATGACGTCATTGTTGTCACTTCTTCCTTTAAAGAGGCTTATTCGTGCGTAGCGCGTGAATTAGGCAAGATCAGAAAGGAGTTTGGCTCATTTGACGAAATGATCCTCTTTTTCACAACCCCTAATAATTTTAGGAAAAAAATTCTCCCCGAATATAAGGGAAACAGAAACCGAAAAAAGCCCTGTGGTTTCAAAAGGGTCATAAATAAACTTAAAAAAGAATACAAAGTTATAACCGTAGATACTTTGGAAGCCGATGATGCATTAGGCATCTACGCAACTAAGTACCCAGGAAATATTATTGTCTCTCCAGATAAAGACATGAGACAAATACCTGGCAGACTATATGACTTTAAAGAAACTGTAGACATCACACCAGAAGAGGGTGCTCGATGGCATCTTATCCAGTCACTAGCTGGAGATAACACTGACGGCTACGCAGGGTGCCCCACAATAGGCATCAAAAGAGCTACAAGTATCTTCGAAGAGAAAGGATACACATGGAAAGCAGTCGCTGAGACTTTCATAGAGAAAGGCTTGACTGAAGCAGACGCATTAGTTAATGCACGACTCGCACGAATACTCACCACGGATGACTATAACCATGACACAAAACAACCAATCCTATGGACCCCCACCTCCGAGTATGGAGTTGACGACGGAGCAAGAGTTCCGATTGAGAACCATTGAGATAGCAGTTAATGATCCTAAATCAAGTAAGAAGGATTTAATTACTCTCTTAATGGCACTACAAAGGCAAAACTTTGTACTTGGAAATGCTGTTCAAAAATTATTAGACTCATGGCCGAAACCACCAACGACCAAGGACCAAGCTACTACCGCAGGGGAACCATTAATGTTTGGGATTTTATTAGGGACCAAGAACTTGGATTCCACCTCGGAAACGTAGTCAAGTATGTATGTAGAGCTGGATATAAGAACGACGACATAGAAGACCTAACTAAAGCCATCCACTACCTATCAAATGAAATCGAATTTAGAACAGGCAAAAGAGTTTCGAAAAGCATATGGGATAAAGAGTTCTGAAGACTTAAAGACTAGATCATACCAACGTCTACTAATTAAAGAAGAGTATGAAGAGTTTGTTGAGGCAGAAGGTATGCTCTTTAGAAACAATGACATATTTAAAGAAGAATGCTTAAAGGAACTCGGAGACCTTGTTTATGTGTGCTATCAGTACGCAGCGAACATGGGTTGGGATCTTGATAGGGCATTAGAAAGGATACATGAAAGCAATCTATCAAAACTTGATGAGGATGGAAAACCTATCAAGCGAGAAGACGGCAAGGTTCTGAAAGGACCAAACTATAAAACACCAACCCTAAATGACTTGATATAGATGGCAAACACAATAGCTAGGACTGGCAGAGTCCAATCATGGATAGACGATCCCACCTCACGTCTTCCAGTAAGTTGTACCGTCTTCGTAGTAGAAGACTCAATGGAAGGAGACAATGGCATACAAGCATCTTGGAAATTTGTATCAACTGCTCTCAGATATGGAGCAGGAGTCGCAGTTCACTTGTCGAAACTACGACCCAAAGGAACCGAAAGTATTAAAGGAAATGACAAACTTGTTGCATCGGGACCAGTATCTTTCGCAAAAATCTACTCAACATTAAATGAAATTCTTAGGAGGGGGGGCACATACCGTAATGGGGCTGTGGTTGCTACTCTCGACATCACTCATCCTGATATTCTGGAGTTCATACATACTCCCCGTGCGGAACTTCCGTGGATCAAAAGATGTATTAACCTCACCCCAAAAGACTGGTCTAATGCAAAAGATGAAGTCAAGGAATCAATACTTAAAGGAATTGCAAGAGGAGACATATGGCTTGCCAAAATAAAACACGATAAACATGGAAACCGAATCTACAGCAACGTCTGTTTGGAAGTCTTCATCGGCTCTCGATCCACATGTTTGCTTCAGCACGTCAACTTGGGAGCTTGTAAAATTGGAGAACTCCGTACAGCTTTCACTGAGGGTATGTCCTCGCTGTGCGAACTCCACGGCAAGACGGGTGTTGGAGAGCTTGGAGAATATCTACCCCCAGAAAAGGATCGTCAAGTCGGACTTGGGATGCTTGGATTAGCCAACTTCCTTAGACAAAACAACATAACTTATGCCCAGTTTGGAGACTCACTCGAACAAGTAAACAAAGGAAATTGGGTTGAAGGGACTAGCGGTATCGCAGCGCGGGAACTTTACATGGGCATACAACAAGCTGCGTCAATTGCTGAATATAAAAAGATGGATAGAGCATTCGCCATAGCTCCTACTGCATCTTGTTCATACAGAAGTAAAGATCTCGAAGGCTTCACGTCAACTCCAGAGATCGCACCACCTATATCAAGGAGTGTAGATAGAGACTCAGGTACATTTGGGGTACAACATTATGAATATGGTGACGTAGAGATCGCATCCGAAGTTGGATGGGATACATATAAGAAAGTAGCTGATCAAATAATGATCATGCTAGAGAGAACAGGATTGCTACATGGCTATAGCTTCAATTCTTGGAGTGATATGGTGACTTACGATGAAGCATTTATAGACGAGTGGCTTAAGAGTCCACAAACGTCTCTCTATTATTCGCTGCAAGTTATGTCAGACGTACAAGACAAGTCAGATGCTTATGCTGCCTTAGATCAAGAAGACGTTGACAATTACTTAGCAGACATATTGAGTAACCCCGAAGAAATTACCTGTGACTGCCAACAATGAACCCGTATGAGAAGTTACTCGCAAGAAAGAGAACATGGAACCCTGTCCAGACAACAAGAGGAAAGTTTAAAGAAGGAGCTGAAGAGACCATCTTCCGTGCTTTGGCAATACGTCACATGGAAGTACCAGTGGGGGATTTTATCACCGACGCTCTTGAGAAGGATGTACCTTCTCGTGCACGGCAACTCTTAGAGTCGAACGTAGTAGATGAAGAGAGGCATGACTTAGCATTAAATTATATAGTCAATGCACATGGTGTAAATGAGAACGCAGAGAAAGAAGCTTTCCTATTAAGAGACGCATGGAATAGTCATCCTGATCACACCATTACTAAAGCATTGGTAATTGAGCGTGCGATATTTTTCGTGCTCTTACCCTTCTTTAGATTCAATGGTGACGCTGGATTAGCTACCGTAAGTGCGGACATCTCAAGGGACGAGCAGATTCACGTTGCAACGAACTCACTTGTATGCGCTGAGCTGGGGCACGACCCTAGCCCATCGCTAGACAAGCTTCGTAAAGCGACGATCAACTGGATCATGCAACCTCTTAAGTATGAGAACAGCGATCAATATTTGAGCAGAAAATTCTGGCTCGAAACAAGCGATAACCTTATGTATAAGGGGAAAGCACCACAACTAAATGCCACCAAAGCTGGAAGAATGCCAGCATTTTTTGAACATGACAACCGGAATCTCCCTCAATACGCTTAAGCTCCACAACGATAGGTTGGATGAGCTTATAGATAGGCTTGAGAATAACTTTGGTTGGAAACCTATCCACCCTAAAGAAGACATACAGTCAATCATGTATCGCGCTGGACAAGCCAGCGTAATTGAATACATCAAATCAATAATGGATGAAGAAATCTAATGTGTCTATTTAATCAAAAGTCACCTACACCACCGCCCCCACTACCCCCAGCTCCACCACCACCATTGCCTCCAGCACCTACTGCACCGCCTCCAGATCCAATCATTAAGGAT